AGGCTAGTTTTCTGGCTTCAATTTCTGGAGCTTCTCTAGAAATTGTCGTTTGTTTTTCTGGAGCTGATGCAGGAGCTGCTCCACCACCGCTACTTCCTCCGCCTCCCATATAACCTTTAAGACCAGTTGTAGGGTTTACTTTTCCAGCACCACCAACGCTTTTTAATAATTGTGCTTCATATGTATTTATATGCGCTAGCTCAGTGTCATCATATTCACCTTTTTCAGCAATATCACTATATAAAAGATTATAAAACCAAATCTTAAGTTTTATAGGTATTAGTTTAAGTAACCACTTCATAAAAACATCCCGTTCTTTTAAAATTTAAACTTTTTTTATCTATCACTTTGTCCCATCCTTTTCTACCAATTATTTCAATACCATTACATTTTTGTTCTTTTGCATAATTAATAAAAAATTTTTCAATCTTATTTATATTATCAATTACCTTACTTCCCCCACAAAACAAAATGCAAATAACTTGTTTTGCAGGATAAAAAACTTTTTGTACAACATACACTGCGCACATTGCTTTATTTTTTAAAATAAGGAACATTGTCATTTGCCCTTCTTTTAAAAGTTTATAAGTTGATTCTAAGGTGTGTCTTCCATTCGATTGAATTGATGCGGCTTCTATCCAGTTTTTTACTTTATCCCAAAACACATCAACACACTCTACATCAACTCTTTTTATCTGTAGCATTCACTATATCGTATATTCTTTTAAATTGTTTTTGTTGCTTATAGAAAAAAGAAGCACCTTTTGCTCGCATTTCTTTAAAACTTTTAGCGTTAGCTCCTGATAAAATTCCCGCGCCTAAAACAGCATCCGCTCTTGAAACAAATTCCCCATCAGCTAATTGAGCAAGCATTGTGTCTTCATCTTTATCTCCAATTCCAGTTGAATCTTCTACATAACCTTGGGCTCTTACATAATTATTAGAATCATTCTCATCGTGATCTAATTTACTTGGTAAATAATTAACCCCTCCTTCGTTGAATTTAGCAACAGAAATTAAACCCCCTTCGTTTGCATAAATAGGGTTAATAGGTGAATAGATGTCTCCTCTATCTTGTTGAGGAGCTAGATCATAAGCATATCTATCGCCTATACCTTGAAGTCTATCTTGTTCTCTAGCATAAGCTGCAGAATAATCTTCTTCAGAATAAGGCATTTGATCTTTTAAAGGAGGTGGCTCTGGGGCCATCATACCACTTAGGAGATTGGCTCCTCCCACACCTAAACCAATTTTTTCCGCCGTACTCATATTTCCTATAAAGTCACCTGCTTGATTTACTAGACTTGGGGATGCTGCTGAAGCCGCGTCCGCCGCACCTAGTACCGGCGCATTCATAGCATTCTTCATAGCACCACCCACATTACCTACATCAAAACCTAGGTTTCCGGCTATTCCTGAACCTGAAACATTAGCCGCAGCATTAGAGGCATTAATAGCACCCGTAGCACCTTCTATTATAGGTGCCATAGAACTACCTAAAGCTGAACTACCCCCTCCTACAGAATAACCTAATTGTGTTGCTAATTGTGTTTGTGGCAAAGCGGCAGCTGATTGTAAACCACCCCCTCCTACAGAATAACCTAATTTTGTTGCTAATTGTGTTTGTGGCAAACTACCAGCTCCAGAAGCTAGTGCGTTTTTGCTAAACATACTTCCAAACATAGTTGGGTTAGCGGCGCTTAACATTGACATTCCACCAAATGTACCTAGACCCGCCATTAATGAAGTTCTTGTTGAGGCTCCGGCTAGTTTGGCAATTCCGAAAGCGGCAACACCAAGTGCTGCGGGTATTAACCATGCAGGCATAAACGAATCTCCTATATAAATTCTTTAGATTTAATTCTACTCTGATTTGGTGCCCTTTTCAACACCTTGGGTAGTCATCTCGTCAAGTAATCTGCCTGTATATTGAAATTCACCAACATGAGTTATGTAATTCATAATATAACAATGCAATTTTCCACCGATTTTTGTCCATAATCGGCAGAAAGCAAAGTCTTCACCCATATATCTTTTTTCTTTTGGATCATAATAGGTATCAAAAAAATTATAAAAATGAGGCCTGTCCATAAACTTACCATCAATAGTGGTCTTTTGTTTTATTTCAGTATTAGGATAAGATTTTATTAATTTAGAAAAAACATCTCTTTTTATTAGCATACATCCTGTTGGACAATGGGTAGCTTCAATAACACCATCTTCTACATTAATTTCTTTATTATCATCTTTAATTAATAAAGGGTATTGATTTATATGGTGCTGGCATTGATCATTATTTTTTATTTGACCATTATTAATCTTGTCAACAAGAGTATCCCATTTTGCAGTTTTCATAGGATAAGGTTGAGAAATAATATCTTTATCTCTTTTTACCATTTCAAATATGCTCTCTGGTTCAAAAGCAATATCCGCATCTACAAATAATAAATGTGTAAAGTCCGTGTTTAAAAAATAACTAACACAAAGATTTCTTCCCTGAGTAACTAAAGAAGACTTCATTAATTGAAACATTACTCTTATTTTTCTTCGTATACATTCTTTCTGAAATTCAAGTAGTGTTTGCGTGTAATGCATAGATACATCACTATGAACAGGAGTAGCTACAAATATACTTAAAGGTCTTTCTTTCTTTAACCAAATTGGTTTATTTGGATTTTGCATCTAAAATACCTTGTAAAAAACTCGTCCATTCCATTCCTTTTTTACCCCAAGAATAAAATCTTTTAACAAAATCTTGTTGCATATCCAAATGACTTTGGATCACTGGTTCGTGGAGCGTGTCCCGGCATATCTTAATCGCTTCTGCAAATTGATGTGCCAAGTTTACATAATCACGATCATAGGTAACATAAGCAGGGAACTCGGCTCCCGTTTCATATAAAGCACCAAAATCAGTTACTACACAATATAAGCCAGCGCTCATACATTCTAATAAAGATATGCAAGATGTTTCTTCCCATATACTTGGATAAGCAAACATATGGTAATGTTCTAATTTCTCTAAAATAAAATTATTAGGCCTATAACCAATGTAATTGACATTAGGTAAAGCCCGTGCTTGATCATAAAGATCTAAATAATTCTCATCATTTTGTTCTTTAAACTCTTTTCCATATATTTCACAGCTACTATAGACATCTAATTCAATGTTTTCTTTTTCTAATAATTGCATTGCAGCCAATAACACATTTAAACCACGCCAGGGTGTTGGTTGAAAAACCAGCCTTAGTCTATCACCTTTTTTATATTCTTTTCTTTTTGTAAAATTAACTATGCCATTTTTTATAACATGACATTTGTTAGTAGGTATATCAAAATTATATCTAAATTTTTCATAATTCCAATGAGAGTTAAAAACATACCAATCGTATTTAGAATGGTTTTCTTTGTCCTTAAACCAAGGAACTATGTTAGGTTGATCATAGCTGTTCTTTTGCCAAAGGATATTAATCTTATCTTCTGATAAAGGAACTTTGCCTGGAACTGAAGTACAAATTTGGAAATTATCCAATAACTTTTTATCAACATGTTTTTCTAAAAATGTATGCTGAAGTTCAGTCCCCCCGTGAGGGCTCAATCCGTATCTCCTTTAAGATCCAGGTTTGGTACGATAACATTAACGTCCCGCTGAATGTCATCTTCAACTGTCGCAGAGGACTTGTCTGCAATATCAGATTGGGCTTCGTTTTCTGAGGCATAAACCTTTCCTGTCTTTTTATTTTTTACAGTAGTTTTAGTTTCGCAATTTATTACTTTCATAGCCTTAAAATACAAAAAAAATTAACATAAAGCAAACTAATTATCCATTTTCTTGAGAACGATCTATTAGCGCATAAGAAATGATACCTTGTATTTCATTTCCCGTGCCTGCTGTCATTTTTATTATATCACCTTCTTCTAAAACTAATGTGTGAGATATGACTTGTCTTGTTGTGTTTGCTGTAATAGCTGCATTATCAATTCTATATGTAGCTGTTGCGCTTGTATCTGTAACCTGTGTTACTAAACTTACCGCGCCTGTAGATCCATTGTGAACTTGTATTTGTTTAACTAAACAACGACCATTAGCTGGTGCTGTTAACACACTTGTTGTACCTGTAGTAGTTAGTGAAAACCCTTGATTTTTATATTGTATTGTCATGACATAAACCAGTTAAAAGTATCTTGTTCTTTTTTTAAATCAGTTTGATATGCGAAATTCAATTGATTAACTAATGTTTCCACACCATTAACTATTTGTCTTTGATTGTCAGCAACATACTTTTCACTTAGTTCCGGTAATATAATGTTTATTTTTGCCATTATCTTCTCCCGTCGGGTTGTACATCAGCTCTAAAAGAACCAAATCTCCAAGATTCATCAACAGCTGTATTTTCCACTTTTAAAGAAGCAAATCTTGCTCTAGCCCTTGTGTCTACTTTATTAGTAGAAGAACTTATAGTAAAAGGACCTAATAAAGAAGAAGATTCTGTTTCAGCTGGGTAGTCTTTTAAATTAAGTGTAATTCTGGCATTACCATCTAACTTGGCAAAATCAGGAATAAACCTTCTTATCTTAACAAAAAACTCACCTTCTGTACCTTGCATATCTAAATCAAAATCACCAGATTCAATATAAGCATTAATAGCTGTTACAGTTCCATCACTAGCAACTTGGTTAGTTCCAATTTCATGTTGATACAATGTAGTTGCGCCATAAGTGTTTGTGACTCCTACAATAGTGGAATGAGATCCTCCGCTCGGAGTGGCTGTAGCACTATATGAAGTAGCGTGCGGGTTATCAAGTACATTTTTATCACAATAAGTTGTTCTGTCTAAAGAACTTGTTGTCCACAAGCCTTCTCTATAATTAAATGTAACGCATCTATCTATTTGATCTACTCCATTTTTACAATAGAACCAATTTATTTCAGTAAATAAAGAATTATAACCAGCAAAGACCTGTTCCCCTTGACCAAAATTAAAACCTAAATCGTCTGAAGATTGTGTGGTAAATACAAAATCTTCAACTGTACAAGGTATTTTTTTAACACTACCATCATAAGCATAAAAACCTCCTGACTTACCCATCCAATACATTATACCATCTACGTGTATTAAAGAATGTTGTGACATTGCACCACAATTAGAACCAACTTGTACTATTGAAAATGTAAAAGGTGGCCCAACAAATTTCATTGTGTAAGCTGCTGTATCTGTAACAATGAAAATATAATCTTTACCTTTTTCAGCAGCTACTATTTTAGACCCACTATCTAACTGCATAGTTCCTGCCGTATTAGTAGAAACAGGTGCGTAATCCGTTCTGTCTTCTTGGTCTGAAAAACGAACAAACATTTTATCTTGTGTGCTTGTAGAACCTATTGTAGTTTCTGTCCCTAAATGAATTAAATGTCTATCTGTATCAGACACTATTGTCATAACAGATGCCGTAGGATTAGTAGTTATTGCAGTAGCTCTACTGGTAAGCCCATCAGTTGGGTTCCAATTATATGAACCTGCATTTTTTATTGTAGCTACTAGAATTGTACCAAAATTATCTAAAGACCAATTTCCTGGTTCTAGTTTTGTACTAGAAGTTAATGTAGAAGATCCCCACCCTACGGACTGGTTCCATGTTCCAGTGCCCCACCCAAAACCTATTGTTTGTGTAGTAGGACCAACTTCCACATAAGCTTGAACACTTGCTGATCCCCCAGCTGTAATACCTGAACTAGATTCAGTAGAAGCCATTGTTATTGTAAAGGTATTAGTGGCTACTGTTATTACTTCAAAAGGTTTGTCCGTGAAATTAGCTGTTGTAAAGCCTGTGCCACTACCAGGAAGAGATACACTTGAAAAAACAATATATTCTCCTACTTTTAGGTTATGGGAAGATTTATTAACTGTTACAGTTGCTGATCCATTAGTTGTTGTGAATGTGCATCCTGTTATAGCTGTTTGTAAAGGGGTAAGATCATAAGCTACTCCACCTGAATAGACATATAAACCTTTAGTAGTGCCAATGGCTAAATATGTCGTCCCGTTTAGATCAGTCCAAATATGAGATGCTCTGGCTACACCAGGTAGTGTTTCTGACATAGCTTGCCTCCAACCACCTATTTTTTCGGGTTCACTATATCTAAATCTTACAAAATCACCATCTGTCCATTGGTAATCTGCGGAGGTCTTAGTTACTTGTTTATTAAAACCTGGTTTAAAAGGGACTTTGATTAGAGGCATACATTACCTCGCAGTAACTGGATTTGTTCCATCACCTAGAAATGGATGTTCAGCAAATGACATATAAATATAAATTCCACCACTTGTATTACAATTTGTTTCAGTTGAAACTGCCCTTACTTTATAACCATTTGATAACAGGTCTATCGGTCTATCGGCTCTATCTTCATCAGCATAAGTTCCCTCTGCCCAAAGAATTTGTTTAGCTGGATTAAACGGATTTCTAGTTGAATCATTTATACCCCAAGAATTTGCTACATCTCTCCTTTTAATCATTAACCAAGCTGGTTTAAATCCTGTGTATACAAACGGACCATCTGCATTTCCATTTCCAGTGTAGCTACCGAATTTACTAAAGCCATCAACTTCGTGCCAACAATAGGCAACATAAGTTCTACCAGAACCATTTACTGCTGTATCGGTTGCAAGTGAAAATACAGAACTTGTTGGTGCTGTACTATTCCAATAATAAGTTCCAGCATCACTATATTCTGCATTAGTTTGATTTAAACCTAAAGAATAAGTTGCTTGGCTAGTTAATCCTTTATGCGATACAATCCATGTGTTTGCATTACTTGTTTCTTTTACCATAAACCAGTCTGGTGCTGAAGATAATCCGTGTTTAACTGTTCCAGCACTACCAGTTCCAGTATATTCCACGATAGAAAAACCAGCATCAGAATTAACTTGATAAGTGCTGTCAATCGTTCCTACTCCAGTAGAACTAGCATCATTGGTAGCTGTCGTTCCTGAATTTCCCACCCAGTTCCAACTCACAAAAGATTCTCCACTTGTATTAATTGACACATCATCTTCAATTTGTTGTCCACCAATTAAAAACTTTTGTAAACCATCAGTTGTTGTGCCTTCTTGGTCAGTTGTATTAGGATGTAAATCCTTTTGTTTACCTCGTGAACTATCATATAATTGATGGTTGTCAGTAGCATCTCTGTTCTTTGTCCATACTAATCCAGATACACCTTTGCTAGATTCAGGTAGGTTATCTTGTTGTAAAGCCTCAAATCCAGTTGGTGGAGTATAGGTGAAAGATTTTTGTCCA